TGTCGGAGGATTCGTTCCGGCGTGAAGCCCAGGGCATTTGGGATGAGGTGTCGGTTCATAAGCCGTTGGTGTCTGTTCAGCAGTGGCGGGACATGGCTGATGTGGGCCCTGCTGATGATGTGAAGCCGGATGCTCTTGGTTTGGACATGTCGCATGGTCGGGCGATTTCGGTGGCCGGCTGCTGGGTGGAGGGGGAGGACGCCCACATCGAGCAGGTGTGGGCCGGTTCGGATGCGGCGCAGGCTGTGGAGTGGGTGGCGGCCCGGGCCAGGCGCACTGTGACGGTGGTTGTTGATGGGGCGTCTCCGGCGGCGTCGCTGGTGCCGGAGTTGAAGGCCCGTAGTTGCAGGGTTGTGGTGACGAGTGCGGCGAATATGGCGCAGGCGTGCGGCATGTTGGAGAACAGGATCGCGGCGGAGTCTTTGACGCATGGTGCGCAGCCGCAGTTGACCGAGGCGATCATGGGGGCTCGGCGCCGGCCGATCCGGGATGCGGGTGGTTGGGCGTTGGACCGTAGCGATCCGACGAGCCAGATCTATCCGATCGTTGCGGCGACGTTGGCGTTGTTCGGTGCGTCGTCGTCGCGGCGCCGGCCGTCGGCGGGAGTGTCGTCGAGAAGGGTTCGGGTGTTGAGTTGATGTTTCCTGTGGTGGTGCCCGGCCTGGCCGACGCCGACGCGTCGACGCTGAACGATCTGTTGCAGCAGTTGGACGACAAGCGCCGAGGCAACGCCCTTAAGGCGTCCTACTATGACGCCCGGTATGCGTTGCGGGATTTGAACATCGCGATCCCGCCGAAGTTCCGCAATTTCGAGGCGGTGCTGGGTTGGCCGGCCAAAGCGGTGGATGTGCTGTCGCGGCGCTGCAACCTCGAGGGGTTCGTCATCCCGGGCATGGGGTCCGACGACCTGGGGATTTCGGAGTTGTGGCTGTCGAACAACATGGATGTCGAGTCCACGATGGCCCACGATTCGGCGATGATCCATTCGTGTGCGTTCATCTGCACCATCCTGGGTGACACGGCGGCCGGTGAGCCGCCGGTGTTGATGATGGTGAAGAACGCTTTTGATGCGACGGGGATTTGGGATCCGCGGCGTCGGGCGTTGAAGTCGGCGCTGTCGGTGATCGAGTGGGACAGTTCCGGTTCGTCGCCGCTGCTGATGGTCATGTATCTGGCGGATCGTGTGATCGTGTTGCAACGCGACGATGCCGGGTTGCCGTGGCAGTTCGAGGAGCGCCGCCACCAGTTGGGGCGGGTCCCGGTGGAACCGTTGGTGTACCGGCCGCGCCTGGGGGTGCCGTTTGGTACGTCGCGGATTTCCCGGCCGGTGATGTCGTTGACCGATTCGGCGTTGCGGACGGTGGTCCGCTCGGAGATCGGGGCGGAGTTCTATACGGCCCCGCAGCGGTGGGCGTTGAACCTTCCCGCTGAGGCGTTCGATGATGGCGGCTGGTCGGCGATCCTGGGTCGGGTGTTGGCGGTTGAGCCGCCGATGGTTGATGAGGGTGTGGATCCGGCGTTCAAGCCGGAGGTCGGCCAGTTCCCGCAGATGTCGATGCAGCCGCACACCGACCAGTTGCGGCAGTGGGCGATGCTGTTCGCGTCGGAGACGAGCTTGCCGGTGTCGAGTTTGGGGATTGTGCAGGACAATCCGGCGTCGGCGGAGGCGATTTACGCCGCGAAGGAAGAGCTGGTGATTGAGGCGGAGAACGCCGGCCGGGTGTTCGGCAGCGGCTGGGTTCGGGCGATGCGTAATGCGTTGATGTTGCGGGACGGGTTGAGTGATGTTCCCGAGGATTGGTTGAAGTTGCAGGCGGTGTGGCGGGATCCGTCGACCCCGTCGAAGGCGTCGGCGGCGGATGCGATGGCTAAGACGGTGGCCACGTTGCCGTGGCTGGCCGATTCGGATGTGATTTTGGAGAAGTGGGGTTTCTCCCGCGTCGATATTGACCGTTTGCGGGCTGATCAGCGAAGGTCGACGGTGGCGGGGCTGCTGGAGTCACTGCGCACCCAACAACCCCCGGTGAGCGATGCCGGTATCGGCGGCTGAGCGCCGGTTCATCATGGCCCAGCTGGGGTTGCGGGCCAAGGAGGACATGATCCGGTTGTGGGACGCCGCAGGCCGGATGGAAGATGTCGACTTCTTCACCTATGTGGTGGATGCGTTTCCGGGTGTGGTGGATCCGTATCAGCAGTTAGCGGCGCAGATTTCGGCGACGCTGTTCGAGGATGAGTTCCCGGGAGCTGCGCCGGCGGTGGTTGCGGCGTTGCCTGCGGTTGAGCAGTTGCGCAAGTCCGCCGAGTGGGCGTTGGGTGCGGACGGTTCAGCAGCCCTGGACAGGTTGGGTGGGACGATTCAGCGGGCGGTGTTCGACGGGGACCGTCAGACGACGGTGGTCAACGCCCAGCGGAACGGGATGCGGTGGATTCGGGTGGCCCGCCCGAATTGTTGCGCGTTCTGCCGGATGCTGGCCACCCGCATGGATCTCGACAGCACCTACCGCGGCGCCGAGTTGAACACGGAGACTGGCGAGTACGAGACCCGGGTTGCGGGTCGCAGCGTGAATCTGTCGATCGGGGATCGTAGGGCGATCGCATCAGGTCAGATGACCCGCGAGGAGGCGTTGGCCCGCCGCGACGAGATGCAGCAGACCTACCAGATCGGGAACCGTAAGGGGCAGGCCAGAGCCCGCAGCCCGCGGGGTGTGCGCAGGCTCGGCGACAAATACCACGACGACTGCTACTGCACCGCCCGGGCGGTGCCTGTCGGGCTCGACCCGCTGGAACTGCTGTTCGAGGAAGACCCCGACTACGCCACCCAGGTGGATATGTGGACAACGGAGTACAACAAGGCCAGGGAGGCGTCCGGGTCGTCGGATCCGAAGAAGATCCTCGCCGCCTGGCGGGAGCTAGGCGCCGACATCGCCTAGATGAGAGAACGTCGCTCGAGCCGGAACGGCGCGGGCACAACCCGAAACGGGAGCACAATTATGTCCGAGGAAGGCACAACCACCGAAGCCGCAACGGAAACGGTGGATCAGCCGGAAGCGCCCAAGCCCACCGAAACGGTGGAGTTCTGGAAGCAGAAGGCTCGCGAGCAGGAGAAGAAAGCCAAGGAGAACGCCCAGGCCCGCATGGAACTGGACACTCTGAAAGCCTCTCAACTGTCCAACGAGGAACGCCTCGCCGCCGAGCGGGATCAGGCTGTCGCGGAACGCGATCAGGCCATGACCCGGCTGCTGGTGCTCGAGGTCGCCACGAAGTTCGGGATCAACGACCCCGACGACATTTCGTTGTTCCTCACCGGGACAGATGAGGAAACTCTGACCAAGCAAGCTGAGCGTCTTGCTGAGCGCACCGCACAACCCGCCGCCGGCGGGCTGTTTGTGCCTGCCGAGGGCAGCAACCCGAGTGTCCCGGCGTTGAACAGCGACGACTTGGAGTCGGCGTTGAAACGCAAACTCGGAATCAACTAGTACACCTCATTTGAAAGGAGAGCCGTCATGGCTCAAACCACCGCAACCACTACCTCCGATTTCTCGGGGTTCCTCCGCCCGGAGATCTCCCAAGCCTATTTCTCGGAGACCCGCAAGCGGTCCACCGTGCAGCAGCTGGCCCGGGAGATCCCGCTGGGCATCAACGGGCAGGCCATCCCCGTGTCGACGGTGAAAGCCGCCGCCGGCTGGGTGTCGGAGGGCGGCCAGAAGCCGACCACCGAGTCCGGTCTCGCCCTGAAGACCGTTCAGCCGCAGAAGATCGCCGCCATCTCGGTGGTGTCGGCTGAGGTGGTGCGGGCCAACCCGGGCAACTTCATGCAGATCCTGCGCGACGACATCGCCGAGGCGATGGCGGTGGCGTTCGATAACGCGGTCCTGCACGGCACCGGCAGCCCGTTCGGCGAGAATCTGGCCGCCACCACCAAGAGCGTCGCTCTGGGCACCGCCGCGGGCACCGCGGGTGGGGTGTACGCCGATGTGGTGGCCGGTTTGCAGGCCCTCGTCGATGACAGCAAGAAGCTGACCGGTTTCGCTCTGGACCGTGCCGCCGAGCCGATCCTGCTGTCCGGTGTGGACGGCAACGGCCGCCCGCTGTTCGTGGAGACCCCGCTTGCGGAGACCACCACCGCGGTCACCCCGGGCCGGCTGCTCGGCCGGCCCGCGATGCTCGGCGACAACGTCAAGTCCGGCAACGTCGTCGGTTGGGGTGGCGACTGGTCGCAGATCGTGTGGGGTGCTGTGGGTGGCATCTCCTACAAGGTGTCGACCGAGGCGCCGGTCACGATCGGCGGCACCCTGGTGTCGCTGTTCGAGAACAACCTCGTCGCGATCCTCGCTGAGGCCGAGTACGGCTGCCTGATCAACGATGTGGAGGCGTTCGTGAAGTACACCTCCGGTTCGGGCACCCTGTCGGCGAAGACCAGCAAGTAGTCATGGCTCTGGCCACGGATGCAGATGTTGAACGCGCCTTGGGGCGTTCGCTGGCCGATGAGGCCGAGCAGGCGTCGGTGGCTTTGTTGCTGGAGGAAGCATCGGATCGGGTGGTGGCCTACTTGGGTCACGCACCCGATCCGGTGCCTCCTGCGGTGACGCGGGCGGTGGCGCGGATGGTGGAGAAGGTTCTGAACAAGCCGACCACCACCACCGCCGACTATTCGGCGGGTGGCTACAACTCGTCGCAGCAGATGTTGACGTACCGGGCCACACCGGCCGAGTCGAGTGATCCGTGGTTGTCGAAAACGATCAAGGACATGCTGTCCCCGTACCGGAGTAAAAGCTCTCAATCCGCTTACACCATCGACCTGGCCGGCGCCGATGAGTGACGTGCAGTGGCGGTGGAACAACGCCGCCTTCCGGGCGATCCGGTACGGCGACTCCGATTCCCGGGTTCGGGCGGCGTTGGAGAACCTGGCGGTGAGTATCGCTGACCGCGCCAACGACGAACTCGGCGAGCAGGGGTATTTCATCTCGTCTCAGCCCGGTGCCCGTAACCCGTATGGCCGGTGGCAGGTTCGGGTGTATGCGGGCACCACGCACGCGAAACGTTCCGACGCGGTCCACAACACGCTACGCCGAAGCTTGGGTGCCTGATGTCGGAGGTGAGGTGGTGGCCGACCCCGAAGCCGGGGCTGCTCGCCGCCGTCCACATTCTGGGGTTGGCGTTCTCCAACGTGGTGCCGGTGTCAACGAGGTTGCCGGCGCGGAACATGCCCGACCAGTTCATCAAGGTCACCCGTATCGGTGGCCGGCAAACCGATCTGGCCACCGACATGATGCGGCTGCTGGTGGAGTGTTACGGGCTGTCGCAGTTCCA